GCTCTCCAAGCAGGATGAACAGTACGCATACGGCCCCCTGTTGGCCATCCAGGTGACCAGTGGCGACCACCATGCAGAACGGGTGGCCAAGATTCAGGACAGCGGCTACCTGGCGCTGATGCAGTCCAACGGGTGGCAGGTCGAGGTCTGGAGCTATCGCAAGCTGGCGCGCACCGGCTGGACACTGCGCAGGGAGGTGGTTGAAGATGACAGTCGAGGAAATACCAGTAACGAAACTGCTACGGCGCCTGGAGCAGTACGCACTGGCCGGGGCAGCAAAGGACCTCGACCAGGGCCAGCTGAAGGCCATCGACATGTTGCTGCGCAAGGTGCTGCCTGATGCAGGTCAGTCCACGGATGGAGCTGAAGCGGTCCGTGGTTTCACGGTCCACATCACATCAGAACCCCCACGCGCAGATCCGGGTGCAGCTGCGCCCCCACCAAAAGCAGGTCTATGACCAGCTGCAGCGGTTCAATGTGCTGCTGGCACATCGACGGTTCGGCAAGACGGTCCTGGCCATCGTGACCCTGCTGATGAAGGCCCTGGAATGCAGGCAGACCATGCCCCAGGTGCATTACTACTGCCCCACCTACAGCCAGGCCAAGCGGGTGGCCTGGTCCTACCTCAAAGAGTTCACCAGGCCACTGCCAGGCACCCGCTACCATGAGTCCGAGCTGAAGGCCACGCTGGCCACCGGGGCCGTGATCCAGCTGGGCAGCGCAGAGAACCCGGACGCCAGCCGGGGCATCTACTCTGACTTCGTGGTGCTGGATGAACCAGCGCAGATGCCCCCTGAGATATGGACCAGTGTGCTGCGCCCGGCCCTGTCCGATCGGCGCGGGGGCATGCTGATGATCGGCACCCCAGCCGGCCGGCACGGCCTGTTCTATGACGCCTGGCAGCAGGCCGACAGCACCCCGGACTGGTGGCGTGGCCTGTACCGGGCCGACCAGACCGGCATCGTGGACCAGGATGAACTGCTGTCCAATCAGCGCAGCCTGACTAAGGCCCAGTACGACCAGGAATTTCTGTGCAGCTGGGATGCAGCCCTGAAGGGTGCCTACTGGGCAGAGGCCATGGACCAGCTCGACCAGGCAGGGCGCATTGGTGACTGGGAACACCAGCCAGGCCAGCAGGTGCATGTGGCCATGGACCTGGGGGTATCCGATGCGACGGCCTGCTGGTTCTACCAGGTCAACGGCAACACCGTCACCGTGATCGACTATGCTGAGTACACCAACATGGGCCTGCCCACCATCGTGGCCGACTGGCGGGCGCGGCCGTACAACTACGGCAAGGTGGTGGCGCCCCACGATGTGAAGGTGCGCAGCCTGTCCACCGGCCAGACCAGGCTGCAGACACTGTACGACCTGGGGGTGGATGTGGTGGTGGCGCCGGCCCTGCCACGCGAGGACGGCATCGAGGTGGCCAGGTCCATGCTGCCGCGGGCCAGGTTCAACCGGGCCAAGTGCGCGCACGGCATCGAGGCCCTGCGCCAGTACCGGGCCGACTGGGAAGAGAAGCGGGGGGTGCTGAAGCTGCAGCCCCTGCACGACTGGACCAGCCACGCAGCCGATGCCTGGCGCTACCTGGCGATCACTGGTATTGAAACTCTGACCGGGTCATGGTCCAATCTGGATTACTCAGCCATGGACAAAGCACGATGCGCCTGACCCAAGACCAAATTGCCACTGTCGTGCAGCGTGAGCTGCAGCTGGCCCAGGGCCATGACTCCGACCAGCTGGCCACCAAGCGACAGAAGGCCCTGCAGTATTACCACGGCGAGCTGCCAGTGGCCAGCGCCAAGGCCGGCCGGTCTGGCATCGTCAGCACCGATGTGGCCGATGCCCTGCACAGCCTGCTGGCCCAGGTCTGCCCCATCGTAAAGACCAGCCTGGTGGAGTTCGAACCGACTGGTGAACAGGATGAACCCCAGGCGCAGATGGAGTCGGACTTCGTGCGCAAGGTGATCGAGCGCGCCGATGGGTACCGGGTCATCTTCGATGCGGTCCATGATGCTGGGCTGATCGGCAACGGGTGGCTGAAGGTGTCGGTGCGCGAGCAGGACAAGGTGACCACCGAGAACTACCCCGATGGCATGGCGCCCGAGCAGTGGTATGTGGTGATGCAGCCCAAGGCACCAGACCAGAAGGTCGAGCGCGACGGCAACAAGGTGACGCGCACGACCAGGACCAGGGAGCTGCGCTTCGAGTGCATTCCACCGGAGAACATCGTTTTCAGTGAGGGCATCGGCCTGTCCGACCTGGACAGCCTGCGCTTCATCGGTGAGTGCAAGGCCCTGACGGTCAGCCAGCTGCGCAAGATGGGCGCCAGCCAGGAAGTGATCGACCAGATCCCGAACTACAGCACGGCAGCCCGAAGCCAGGCCCAGGTGGCCAGGCAGGGCATGTACTCCAACCAGGCCACGGGTGAGGCCGTGCAGGCTGCAGAGCAGCTGAAGCTGGTCTGGTGTACCTACATCAGGCTGGCCCTGGATGATGGCGACAAGTCCGAGCTGCAGCATGTCTGGATCGGTGGCGACAAGGTGCTGCTGCAGGAACCAGCTGAATGGGTGCCGTACATCACGGGCAGCCCCATCCCGATGCCCCACCGGGTGCAGGGCCGGGGGTTCTATGAGCTGCTGGCCAGTGTGCAGGATGGCAAGACCGAGGTCCTGCGCAGTTTCATTGACAACCTGGGGGTGATGAATGCCAGCCGGGTGGGCGCGGTCGAGGGCCAGGTGAACCTGGACGACCTGACGAATGGCCGGATCAATGGGGTGGTGCGCATGCGCAGCCCCGATGCCATCGTGCCCCTGCCAGCGGCCGACATCGGCCCCCAGGCCATGGCCGGGCTGGGGTACATGGACCGGGTTCGGGCAGCACGGGCCGGCAGCAGCCTGGACCTGAACGAGCTGCAGGGGCAGATCATGAAAAGCAGCGCCACGGCAGCTGCAGGCAAGCTGGCAGAGGTCGAGCAGATGGCCGGGTGGTACGCCAGCAACCTGGTCGAGACCATTCTCAAGCCAGCCTATGCCATGGTGCACCGGCTGATGCGCACCGAGCTGGCCGGGCCGGTGGGCGCCAAGATCCGGGGCCAGTGGCAGCAGACCGACAGCAGCCAGTGGCCCGAGCGGGTCAACCTGTCGGTGCTGATGGGCCTGACCACCACCGAGAAGATGAGCAGGGTCAACAGCCTGTCCCAGGTGCTGATGCAACAGGCGCAGATCATGCAGATGGGCGGCAGCGGCATCCTGGTGGACAACGGCAAGCTGTACAACGCCATGACCGACTGGTGCCGGGCCAGCGACCTGCAGAACCCCGACCAGTACCTGGTGGACCCCGGCAGTGACCAGGCGCAGCAGGCAGAGCAGTCCAAGGCACAGCAGGCCGACCAGGCCAAGCAGGAGGCCCAGCAGGCTGTGCAGAAGGGCTATGAATTCGAGCTGGAAAAGCAGCACCGGGACATTGAATACAAGATGTGGAGCGACCAGCTGCAGGCCGACCTGGATGAAGCCAAGATCACGGCCGATGCCCTGGTGAAGAAACACCAGGCCACCGCGCAGCTGGCAGCCAAGGCGCCCGAGAAGGCCGACACCGATGACTGACGACCAGGTGCTTAAGACGGTCGGCGCGGCCCTGGACCGGACCCAGGGCGAGCTGCTGCGCCAGGTGGTGGCATTCAAAGACCGGCGCGACACCACGCTGGCGCAGCTGGATGCACTGCCCCTGCTGGGTGCCGTGCTGATCGAGGAACTGATGAAGGAACTGGCCCCACATGCAAACCATTGAAACACCGGCACCAGCTGCACCAGCTGCTGCCACGCCCCCGATCGACAGCCTGGGCAAGTTGGAGCAGATCGACCAGCTGCTGCGCGGGGGCACGACAGAACCTGAGAAGGTGGATGAAGCGGCGCCCGAGAGTGCGCCAGACCCTGCAGCTGCAGTCGAGCCTGAGAAGGCACCCATCGACTACACGCAGGAAGTGCCGTTATCGAACGGCGAGAAGGTGACGCTGGGGGCATTGAAGGATGCTTACCAGGCGCAGGCCCAGCAGGTGCTGGCCATCACTGAGCGAGAGCAGACAGTGGCCAGGCAGCTGGCTGAGGTGCGTGACTTGACAGAGGCCCTGCAGGCCCTGCCACCTGAGAAGGTGGAACAGGTGATCCAGGACCGGCGCGAGTACGCACGGCAGCAGCACCAGGCCATGCTCGATGCCATCCCAGCCTGGAAGGATGCGGGCAAGTTCGAGGCGGGCCGCAAGGCCATCCACGACCTGGCTGAATCCTATGGGCCGGACGCGCAGCAGATGGTGGGGCAGCTGGTCAACGCAACGGCCGTGCGCATGCTGCACGACTATGCGACCCTGCGCGCAGCAGTGAAGGCAGCAGCAGCCACGACTAAACCCGTGACGCAGCCAAAGCCCACCACGCAGCCAGTCACCAGCCCGCAAGACCAGACGGCAGCCCTGATTAACAGGGCCAGGCAGACCAAGACAGCTGGCGACCAACAGGCCGCCATTCATTCACTTTTGACTAAGAGGTAATTCACCATGAGCAGCACCAACACAGACCACGCAGATGCATCGGGCGCACTGGTGGGGGGAGTCATCCGTGAGGATGTAATGAACAAAATCTGGGATATCTCAGATTTCCCCCTACCCTACACGGACGCCATCGGCAAGGGCACCCACAGCAATCGCAAGGTGGAGTGGACCGAGAACACCCTGGCAGCGCCGGCCACCAACAATGCGGTGATCGATGGCGCCGATGTGGCGCAGAACAACGCAGCACTGCCCACCAGGCTGGCCAACTACACGCAGATCAGCGTGAAGGAAGTGCAGCTGTCGCACAGTGTGCAGGCAGCCGACAGCATCGGCCAGTCGGGCAGCATGTCCTACCAGATCACCGAGAGGCAAAAAGAGCTGCGCCGTGACGTAGAAGCACAGATGCTGACCCACCAGGCCAGCGTGGCCGGTGACGGCAGCACCACTGCTGGCATCAGCGCGGGCATCGGTGCCCAGCTGAAGACCAATGTGAGTTTCGGCGCCACTGGGGCAGTGGGGGGCTTCAACACCACCACCGGACTTTTCGTTGCACCGACCCCCGGCACCAAGCGGGCACTGAGCGAGAAGATCATCCGGGACATCTTGCAGGGCATCTACCAGCAGGGCGGCAACACCGACATGCTGATGGCCCGGCCGGTGGTGATCCGGCTGCTGTCTGAATACATGTTCACCAGCACGGCCAAGGTGGCCACGATGACCACGACCACCAATCAGCCGGGGGCGCCCAAGTCGGCCATGGCTGCATACGGGGCGGTCAATGTGTTCATCACCGACTTCGGTCAGACCGTGCGCATGGTGGCCAACCGGCTGCAGGCGGCTGATGCGTCTGCGACCAGCTCGATGTACATGCTGGACCCCATGCACCTGCGCCAGTCGATGCTGCGTGGCTACCAGACCGAACCACTGGCCAAGACCGGCCTGTCCGACAAAATGCTGATGTCGGTCGAGTACAGCATGCTGGTGCTGAATGAGAAAAGCCAGGGCGCCATTCTGGCCATTGATGAAGCCCTGGCAGTCGTCGCCTAATCACTGGTGACGCAATGCAATGCTGGCGCACATGGGTAGACCAGAGGGCAGTGGTCTATCGGCAGCAGATCCGGCGCGGTGAAGTCAGGGACTTTGCCACCGGCACCATGCGCCCAGCGTTGCACCTGACAGAGACAGAGGACCTGTATCTGCGCAAGATGAACCCCGAGCTTGACCAGGAGGACGCGCAGCTGCGTGGCCGGGCCTGGCTGGCATTCATCGCAAGCAGCGACAGTGATCCATTCAAGGTGCAGGGCAACATATGACAGTCAGCTTTTTTGCCAGTCGCAAGCAGCCCACCATGCGGGCCAGGCCAGGTGGCCAGGTGATGCCAATGGGCAACGCCCAGGCCAAGCTGAAGGGCGCACGGTACAGCCTGGTCAACACCAGCAGCACCATCCCCGTGGCAGGACAGCTGCTGGTGCCCCCCAGTGGCCTGACCATCAGGCTGCACGGCATTGACCTGGATGCCACCAACCACGGCGGCTTCATCGACACCATGAAGGCGGGCGACAGCCTGACCATCGGGGCTGAGACCGTGGTGCTGTCGGCGCCACCCATCCCCAACAGCGGGTACTTTTCCATCCAGCTGGTGGCGCTGCCTGGCGTACAGCCGGATGGTGTCTACACAGTCACGGCGACCATCGCATGAACTACTCAGAACTGACGGCCCGCATGGCCAGCCTGTTGCATCGGTCTGACCTGACGGCCAGCATGGTGGACTTCGTGGGTGATGCCACTGCCAAGGTCAACGCACGGTGGGGGCTGCAGCTGGCGCCCCTGGTGCTGCCCGATGACACCAATGAGGTGCTGACCGACAGCCCCCTGGTGTACCTGTACTGGGCCATGGAGTCGGCCTACCTGCATCTGAACGATGGCGACAACGCCACCACCTATGGCGACCTGGCCACGACCATGGCCAGCCAGCAGAACATCACGGCAGCCAAGACCAGCACCGACCCTTACCTGGCAGCAGGTGAACCCCCCTACATGAGGGCCACGACATGAGCCTAGAAGCCCCCGGATTCATCACCGACCTGGTCCCATCGAACCCGACCCCCCAGGACCCCAAGGCCCAGGGAGATGACCACCTGAGAAATTTGAAGCAGACGCTGCAAAACAGCTGGCCGGGGATCAATGCCGCTGTGAATCTGACGGCGGCGCAACTCAATGCGCTGCCGTATCAGGCGGGTGATGTGGTCAAGGTGCAGTTGCAAGCGGACGCTGGGAATTTCACGACATCCTTGACGCCAGTTCAAATAGGCGCGGGTATTTCATGGGTGCCTCGATTGGCTGCCGGGCTGTCGTTCTGCATTGTCGAATGCAGTTTCAAGGCGCAAGTGAATCCGGGTAATGGGTATGACCCGATTGCGGATTGGTCTATTAACCAGACAAACCCGGCGCAGGCGATTTCGCCTAATTATCAATCGCGTATCCAATCGCCTGGCAGCACGGGCGGGCAGGGATTTATTGCGCCGGCCACGGTCCGGCTATTCGTTGCAAACGACGGCGTATCGCGAGTGTTTTCTCTGTTCGGCAACACGAATAACGCAGCCAGCGCAGTCGCGGCTTTTGACCAGGTATGGACTGTGACCGAGGTCAAGCTGTGACATGGCTGCGCGACTGATCACCATGGGCGTGGCCCTGCTGCTGCTGGCCGGCTGCACCACGGTGGTGGTGGTCGAGCTGGTGCGCGGCGACATCAGATCGGAGCGCAACAAGTGAAGGCGCGCACCTATCAGGAATTCAAGCATTCCGGGGTTGTCACTGACCGGCCCCCTGAGGAAGTGGCGCCCACCAGCTGGACCGGGGGCAAGAATGTCCTGTTCGAAGACAAGGCCACCAGGCGGGTGGGGGGCTATGCAGCCATGTCGGGCACCCCGAGCGTGGCGCCCATCTTCAGTGTCAACGTGGTGGTGGGTGTCGTCAGTTACTGGGTGTACTGCAGCACCAGCCAGGTGTGGGTCACTGATGGCGCCACGCACTGGAACATCACCCCCACAGGTGGCCTGGCTGCCTGCAACGTGGGTGAATGGGCAGCCACGCTGCTGAACGGCATCCCGTGCTTTACCAACGGCATCAATGCGCCTTTTTACTGGGGGCTGCAGACCGGCACCCCATGCGCCACGCTGCCAGGCTGGCCAGCTGGTGCCAGCTGCAGGTCCATTCGGGCATTCAAGTTCCACCTGTTTGCGCTCAATGTGTTCGATGGCCTGCAGCAGCTGGCCAGTACCCTGTGGTGGTCGGCAGCAGCTGCGCCAGGCAACGTGCCGGCCGAGTGGGTGCCCAGCAGCACCAACGATGCAGGCGACCTGGAGCTGGCCGACACCCCCGGCGCCATCGTGGATGGCCTGGGGCTGCGCGACAGCCTGCTGGTCTACAAAGACAACGCCACCTACGCTATCAACTATGTAGCAGGTCAGTACGTCTACACCCAGCGGCGCATGTTCCTGTCCACCGGCCTGGCCAGCAATTCCTGCGTGGTCGAGGTCAACGGGCAGCACTATGTGTTCAACGGGTCCGATGTGATCCGGCACGATGGCCAGAACTGGGCCAGCGTGGTACAGGACAAGATCAAAAACGACATCGCCACCACGGTGGACCCCAGCAAGGTCGAGTGGTCCTGCGTGGTGGCCAACATCAGGACCCAGCAGCTGTGGGTCTGCATCGCCACCCAGGGCAGCCCGTACTTGAACCGGGCCTGGGTGATCAACATGCTGACCGGGGACTGTGGGGAGCGTGAGCTGCCCAATGTGTGCCATGTGGCCAGGGGCGTGGTGATCGACAACCCGGCTGGCATCGCGTGGGACACCGATACCGAAACCTGGGCAGAGGACATCACCACATGGGACCAGTCGGCCTACAGCCCCAACGCCGACAACCTGGTGATGTCCGACCAGGACAGCATCAAGCTGTGGGCCGTTGACCTGGCAGACACAGCAGATGGCCAGCCGATCAATGCCTATGTCGAGCGGCTCAGTGTGCCTGTCGGGGAGGCACTGCTGCGCAGCCTGGTCACTCGCGTGGTGCCGCGGCTGCAGGGTGAGCCTGGCGACATCATCAACATCAGGGTGGGCGGTCAAGCATTTTTCGATCAGCCCATCACCTGGTCCGACCCCCAGCCATTCACCATCGGCAGCAGCGTGGCCATCAGCTGCCTGGTCGAGGGTCGGCTGATCAGCGTGAGGTTCGAAGGCACCACCGAGCGGGTCTGGCAGATCTTCAGCTACCGACTGGGCGTGGTCGATCGGGGGCTGTACTGATGGCCACCAATGCGCGAGGGATCATCCCGTACACACCAGGCGAACCCCCGGCCAGCACGACCGACCCCAACCTGGCCAGGGCCACCTGGGAAGAGCTGTATCGGATCCGGCAGGCACTGGCCGACATTGACCGGCCGGTGTCGGTGGTGGTGCTGGGTGATGATGTGCTGGCCATGAATCAGGCGCCGACATTTGAACGGCTGCTGGATGAAACTGTGACCGTTCCATGGGAGCAGCCACCGGGGCAGTTCAATTTCACCACCGGGGTCTGGACCTGTCCGACTGAGGGGCTTTACCTGATCACCCCCAGGATGGCCTGCCCGGCAGTACCCACCCCACAGATCAAATCGCTGACCGTGACCCTGCGACTGACGGTGGACTACATCAACCCGGCCACCCCCAACCTGGTGCTGACGGTGGATGATTCTGGGCTTGATGACAGCCCCACGGTGGTGGCCGGGGTGTTCCTGCTGCCGCTGGTGCAGGGGGATCAGCTGTGGGTGGATGGCACCCTGCAGCACCCGCAGAACGTGGCCAATGTGACCGTGGCCACCAGGCTGCAAATTGTGCGGCAATCGGGAATCAGATGATGCAGCTGTCCACCCACCTGGTCGAGCGGGCCAACATCGGCAGGAACTGGCGCGAGGTCAAGCACTGGGTGGCTGCAGCCTGCGAGGTCACCGGGGGCGAAGTGACCCCCGAGCTGGTGAAGGTGTGGCTGCAGGAACATGCCACCGAGCTGGTGCTGCTGCGCCTGGTGTCCGACAATTCACTGGTGGGCTGCATGGTGCTGGACCACACCGACCCCACCAGGCTGCACATCATCAGCCTGGCCGGTGAGCTGCCACCAGGCTGGCACGACGATGCGTGGATACTGCTGCGCCGGCTGGCCCATGAATGGGGCTGCACGGTGGTGACATGCAGGGGGCGCAAGGGGTGGCAGCGGGTGCTGCCATCGTGGGGTTTCGAGCAGGCCAGTGATGGCACGATGTTTAGGAGGGTCTGATCATGGGGTTCGGAAAACAAAAGGGCACGACAAGCAGCCAGACCAGTTCATCGTATGGCGAGAACTACGGCAGCGATGTGTGGGGTGGCCAGGCGCCATTCCTGCAGGACCTGTACAGCAGGGCGCAGGGCATGGCCGGGCAGGGCTACCAGGGCGCAGCCGGGCTGCAGCAGGCCCAGCAGGCCCTGCAGGGGCTGATTCAGCCAGCTGGTGGCACCGACCCTACCCTGGCAGCCTATGGGCGCCAGCTGGGGCAGCAATTCCAGGAGCAGATCCTGCCCGGCATCCGCGGCGAGGGGATCAGCGCCGGGGGGCTGGGCAGCAGCCGGTACGGCCTGGCGCAGGGCCAGGCAGCGCAGGGTGCCCAGCGCAACCTGCAGGACTTCGGGGCGCAGACCTATGGGCAGCGCATGGACCGACAGCTTGGCGCCGGCCAGGCACTGGGGCAACTGTCCGAGCTGCAGGGCCAGGCGCCATGGCAGGGGCTGCAGCAGTACGCCGGCCTGCTGGGGCCTGCACTATCACTGAACCGGGGCGGCTACCAGACCAGCACCGGCACCGGCACCAGCCGGGGCGGCGGCGGCTTCAACTTCAAGCTGTGGTAATTACTGGTGACGCAAAGGGGCTGACATGGCCGGAATACTGGATAGCGAGTTCATGCGGGTGCTGCTGTCGGGCAGCCCGTACATGCAAAGCAGGGAGCAGGAGCGCCGGGAGAACGTGCGCCGGGATGAATACACCGGCCTGCTGGGGCAGTACCAGACCCAGCCCCAGCAAGGCCCCCCGGACCCTAACCAGTTCGGCGGTGGCCTGCCCCCCATCATGGCCAGCGGGCCACCCCCGGAGCAGTTCTACGCACGGGCGGCTGCCATCCCAGGCTACCAGGGGCTGGCGCAGGGTGCCCAGGCCAACCTGGGGGCCATGAACCGGCAGCGCCAGTCGCAGGACTGGTCACTGTCCAACGTGCCACTGGCCGACCAGCAGCGGCTGCAGGCCACGATCGACATGAACAACGCAGGGCTGCTGCAGCAGTACAACACCGAACAGGCCAGGGCAGAGGAAGTGCGCCGGCAGTGGAACAGCATCAGCCCGGTGCAGCAGAGGGAGCTGGACCTGCGAGGCCAGCAGGTGGCTGACCAGGCGGCATACCACAAGGGCCAGCTGGGCATCAGCCAGGGGAACCTGGACTGGCAGCGCAGCCCCAACAACCCGGCCAACATCCGGCAGCCGGTGGGGCCGTTCGGCATGAAGGGTGAGGAACTGTTCAAGGTGCAGACCGACCTTATGAGCCAGGACCGGCAGGTAGCAGCTGCCCAGGATGTGCTGGAGTACGTCAGCAGGAACAGTGTGCCTGGCCAGGCGCAGAACCTGGGAGAGCGGGCAGCGGTGGCAAGTGCCTGGGGGATGATCGCCCCGGCATTCATCGCAGCTGCGCAGAACAGTGGCGTGATCCAGTCCAGTGAAATGCCCCGGATCCTGGGCATCATCGGGGATCCGACAGCCTGGTCCAAGCTGACCGACACCGACCGGTACAAGGTGGGTCTGGTGGTGTCGGCCATGCAGGCGCAGCGTGGCGACAAGTACAAGGCCCTGGGCCTGCAGGCGCCACAGCTGCAGACCGGGCAATCGTTCCTGGCCAACGCAGTGAACCAGCAGGGGGGCTACGGCACCCCCAAGGGCAAGGAACGACCATACCGGCCGGGGCTGCTGCTGAGTGAGGGCGCCCAGCTGGGCAACTGACATGCCAAAGCTGCAAGTTACCCAGGATGAAGCTGGCCAGCTGTGGGTGCGCCCACCTGGCACGGTCACCCCCCGGCCGGTGACCAGGGAGCAGGCCGACCTGTTGATCAGTGATGAAGGGGCAGGCACTGCCTTCCTGGAGTCGATCAGGGAGCAAGGCAGCCAGATCGGCGCCGGGATCCAGAAGCTGGTGGGGCCAGAGTACAACCAGGCGTGGGCCGACCAGGAACTGGCCAGGTCGAGGTCCACCCAGTCGGCCAGGTCGATGCAGTCACCATACGCCAGTGGCGCCGGGGCCATCGTGCCCGAGCTGGGCCTGGCTGCAGCCACCGGGGGCAGTTCCATTCCCCTGATGATCGGGGCGGAAGCTGCCCTGGGGGCCGTGCGCAACCCGGAGAACCCCCTGGCCGGGGCTGCCCTGGCCGGTGGCCTGGCTGCTGTGGTGCCAGGTGCTGCTGCGCTGGTGCGTGGTGCGCCGGCTGCTGCCGGCCGGGTGGGTGGCCTGCTGGACCAGCTGGGCTACGGTGGCGGGCCGGGCATGTCCATGGTGGCGCCTGGTGCCCGGTCAACTGCTGCCGGGCGGGTGGCTGCGCGTATTGGTGACGATGTGCCAGGCGCACCCCCGGCGCCAGGCACTGCGCGAGTGATGCAGGGCACCTTGACCCCGGATGAACTGCGCCAGCTGGGCCTGGAAGTCAGCCCCGGCCAGCGCATGATGCTGGAAGCGACCGACCAGCGCCAGTTCATGAATGCGAAGAACAGGCGATTTGTCGAGGACACCAACCAGGATGTGCCTGGCCTGGGGGGCGGCATCCGGCAGCTGCGCGACCAGCAGGAAGGTTTCCTGGGGGACATGATAAAGCGGGAGCTGGGCGACATGAGCGTGGCCAACATGACCCCGGAGAACATCGGCCAGCAGCTGAAGGCCCAGGGCAAGATCATCGGCAAGTTCGGTGAAGTGGCCGGGCCGGTGCAGCTGGCCGATGATGCGCTGGTGCAGATGGATGACATCGTGGGCCGGTCCAACCTGGACTACAAGGGCGTGATCGAGACCCAGGTGGCCGACATCAAGGCGGCGCTCGAGCGCGGGGGCGGGCTGATGCAGCCCAGGGACTTCCAGCAGATCCACAGCAACCTGGGCAAGATCATCGCTGGGTCGCACGGTGAAGGCCAGGCGGGCAAGCTGGCAGCAGCCAGTGATGTCCAGGACTTCCTGCAGCAGGCCCTGCACAAGCAGCTGCCAGAGGCTGCCAAGGCAGAACTGAGCCAGGCCCGGTACAGGTACAGGATTCTGAAGACCCTGGGCAACTATGGGGTGACCAACGTGCGCGGGGAAGTGAACCCGGCCAGCTTCCAGCGGTACTGGAACAAGCGCACCAGCCAGTCGCAGTGGGGCCGGGCTGAGGACACCCTGGGGCGCACGGCCTACACGGTGAACAACCTGCTGGCCCCGACTGCGCACACCGGCAACACCCTGATGCGGGGGCTGATCAACACCCCGGCCAGGGTGGTGCAGGCTGGGCCTGGTGGTGCCGTGGCCGGGGCTGTCGGTGCTGGCCTGGTGGGGTACTTCGGACAATGAAAAAGGCCCGCACTGGGCGGGCCTGGTGATCACTGGGGCTGGTCACCAGCCCCACAGCCACAGAACTGCCAGAAGGCCCAGGAAGGCCCCCAGGCAGCCCCACAGGACGATTCTGTCGCGGCGGTGGTGGGGTAGGTGCTTGTACTGCAGATCGGGGCTTGTGTACGGCCCGAATGCCTCCTGCATGGTCCGGGGGTACTTCCGCGGGTTCATGGTGTCGGCAGCCAGGGGCTGATACGGTTGAACAGCTTGCGCAGCATCACCACATCGCTGGCGCAGTATTCGGCCAGGCGATCGGTGTCCCCGGCCTTCCACATGTCCCACACCATGCTGCCATCCACATCTGGCATCGGGTCGGGGATGCCGAACAGCCGGCACATGTCCGATAGGCTGAAACCCTTGGGCTGCAGGCCGAATGGCTTGAGCGCCAGCATGGTGTCCACCACGGTCTGGCCCAGCTGCCAGGGCTTGAGTGCCTGGGGGTTCGGCATGTACGGGGGCAGCGCCACGTTGTGCCTCACGCACTGCGCCAGCAGAATGGGCAGGTCGAACGACAGCAGGTTATGGCCCACCCAGGTGGGTGGGTGGTCCAGGTAGGACACCAGGTAGGCAGAGAGGTCCTGCAGCAGCTGGGCCGGGTCCCGGTGGGTCAGGACCGTCACCGGCCCATCCCCCACAGCCAGGCCGATGGCCACGACCTGGCAGTACAGGGGGTGCATGCCCAGCTTGTGTTCGGCCTCGCGGGCCATGTCGGCCCTGTTCTCAGCCAGCCAGGCTGCAATGCTCTCTGGTTTCTTGTACTGCGCCGGGGCAGTGATGTCGGCAGCCAGGTCGGCTGCCTTCCAGTCGCAGCCTGGCACGGTCTCGATGTCGATGAAAAGTATGGTCATATGTCCAGTTCCTGTTGTGGTTCGGGGGTGGTGGTGCAGTCGCGGGCAGCATTGGCCTTGAGCTGGTCGGCAACGTGGCAGGCAGCCATGCTGAGTGTGTCCCACATGTCGCAGCTGCCGTGCAGGCGGTCCCAGAGGTCTTCAGCCATACGGCCGAGAACCCCCAGGGCCACCACCAGCGCTTCAGTGTGAATCGGTGATGGCAGCATGGTCACAGGGGGATGTCGTTGTCAAGATCATCCATGCCACTGCCACCCATGTTGCCATTGGCGCGTGGGTCGGGGCTGGCATTGGCAGGGCCAGACAGGCCCCTGGTGGTCTGGTCGGGCCAGCCGGCTGGTGCTGGGCCGGGCCGGTGCGGGCCAGGGCGCCTGGTCGGCTGGGGATTGCGCAGCCTGACCCCACCGATGCGCTTCCCCCCATAGCTGATGTTCGGGTCACTGTAGACCACGATGGGCTGGCCCAACCAGGCTTCGGACTCCCCACCGTACAGGTCCACCAACACCCTGATGTTGGTCTTGTTCAGCAGCAGCGGCTTGTAGTTTTTGTCCCTGAAGTGCAGGGCGTACTTTTCCGACTGTTCATCTCCCACCACTTCCTGGCTGACGGCCTTGATGATCAGTTCTACCCCATCTTCGGGTACTTCCAGCTGGGACAGCCAGCGCCCGGCCAGGGCTTCGTTCATGTTGAATCCACGCATGTCGTTCTCTTTCAAGTCACTGGCGAAATTGCCAGCCTACTGCACCCCAGGGGATGCAGTGTGGCTGGTCACTTCCGGCGCCTGGCCTTTTTCCTGGCCAGCCGTTCCTCAAGCACACGGGCCTTGACTGCGTACTGGTACAGCCACCCGATGTCCACCACTTCCCGGCTGCGCAGACCCT